AAATGTGCTTGATGCACTAAAAACAAAGCTGGAAGAAGGAATAAACGTAAGGATCCCCGTAACGGCAAGTGCTTCGAGCAATATTTCTTTGAGTGTGCCCGGATTTGCAACCGGAACAACCGATGCACCGGATATATTTATAGCGGGTGAAGAAGGACCGGAGCTTATTGTAGGGGCAGCAGGCAGTACAGTATTCCCGGCAGAAGAAACAGAAAAAATCCTATCGTCTGTAGGCAGGGTACCAATCAGAACGGAAGTGCCGGAAACATTTAGAATCTCGCAAAGCAGTCAAGACAGCCCTGCTGTCTCAGAAAAGGTAATAAGGCTGCAAATTGAAGGCGGCGGGGAAATCAAGGTTGATGCCTCCTTGAAAGAGGATCAAGTTCTTGACTTGCTGTTTGCCAATCTGCGTCCTGCCTTGTTAAGCATTGTGCGGCAAGAAATTTTTGAGGAAGGAGATGGCGCATATGAGTTCTAAATATGAAATTTGGCTCACATACAACGGCGAAAGCGAGAAAGTGCATTTTCCTGTGAATCCGGAAAAGTTTTCAATCAAAAACGGAAGCAAGAATGAAACCGTTAATATTTCCGGCTTGGGCGAAATCATAATAAAACAGGACCGCCCTGCACTAACCCTCTCTTTTTCCTCATATTTGCCGGCGGCATACTTCCCCGGCATGAATTTTTCGTATATTTGGAATCCTTATGTGATAGCAGAAAAAATTATGAGATGGAAGAATGGCGATAAGCCTTGTCACTTAATTATAACTGGCACGCCAATAAACATATATTGCACAATTGAGGATTTTCCCCTTGACGAAATGGGAGGCGATGTGGGCACAGTATATTACACCCTAAAGCTGAAAGAGCATAGGAATGTGTCTGTAAGACAGATTGAAGTTGTACAGGATCAGGCGGTAATAACTCCGGAAGAAACACGAATTGACAACAGGGTGCAACCCTCCACTTATACTGTTGCTTCGGGCGATAGTCTTTATCTTATAGCAAGAAAGGTTTTGGGTGATGGTGCTCGATGGAAAGAAATTTTTGAGATTAACAAAGACCAAATCGAATCTTACAATATGATTTATCCAGGTCAAGTATTCGTTATGCCGGGGTGATGCGATGATAACTTTATTACTTGTTAAAAATGGCAAAACATATGACATAAGCAATTTGGTTGAGTATGTAACTTGGGGAGGCAGAAAAGGCGCTGCTGCTCGAAACCTTAAAGTAAGGCTGCTTGACGCTGACGAATATGGTCACGATAGGGCGGATATAGACATAGAAGAAGGGCAGCATTGTATTTTTTACTGGAAAGGCGCAGAGCTTTTTCGAGGGATTATATTGGAGCAGGAGCAATCAAACCGTAAAAGAATGCCTATTAACGCTTATGACAACGGCATTTACTTTTCAAATAACAAGGATACATTTAACTACTCCAACAAAACAGCAAGCGAAATTTTCATTGATTGCTGCAACAGGTTTCAGATACCTTATGGGGAGGTTGCGGAAACCTCCCATGTGATACCCGAACTGCCAAAGCCTAAAACAACGCCTTATGACGTTATTTGCGATGCTTTAAGCCAAACTTATAAAGCAACGGGCAATAGGTTCTATCCGCTGTCTATGGAAGGGAAAATGCATCTATTAAGGCGCAGGGAGAATGTGCTGCAATGGGTTATTGAGTCCGGGGTTAATCTATCCACATATTCTTTGGAAAAAAGCATTACAAAGACAAAAACGCGAATTAAGCTGCTGTCAAAGGAAGATACGGTCCTTGCGCAAAAAAGCAATCCTGACCTTGAAAGCAGGATAGGTATTTTTCAAGAGGTAATCACGCCTGACGATTCTCTCAATGCCGCACAGCTTAATGAATTGGCCTCAAGCATGCTTGACGAAAAAGGCAAGGCAGAAAAGACTTTAACATTATCCGGGCTTGGCATTCCCGAGGTTTATTCCGGTATAGGTGTGTATATCATCATCAAGGAGCTTAATATATCATCCACATGGTATGTTGATCAAGATATGCATACGTTCAGAGGGAAAAATCACACTATGTCGTTGACGCTTAATCATGCCAACGATATTTAAGGAGGCGGATTTATGTCAGAAACCAGCTTAAAGCAAATTTTTCAGAGAATGCAGCAGACAGGCATGGGAGTCGTTCAAGGAGAAGTATTGTCGGTGTCGCCTTTGCAAATTAGGGTTGCAAATGACGAGAAACTCATTCTTGGCGAAAACGTTCTTTCAGTCCCGCAAAGATTGACAAAGTACACTGTTACGGCTGATATCTCAATGGGAGAAGGGAGTGTTACGGGGGAAACGCAATCAGGCGAAGGACTTCATAGTCATGGCCCGAGCGGCGAGCATACGCAGTACCAAGGCAGCGGAGCGCACAGCCATACCAACGAAGGAGCGCATACCCATGCATTAACCAGCTTAGCCGCCACAGGAATTAAAATTACCATAGACAACTCCCTCAAAGAAGGAGACATGGTTTACCTGCTCGCATTTAACAACAATAAATTATACCATGTTTTAGACAAGGTGGTGTGAGCAGATGAATACCTATATTGAAATTCCCATAAAAGGAGTTGTAGAAAAGAAACGACAACCTTCCCTTACCTATGCCCTTGACTTAGATAGCGGCAGAATCAAGGGCAAAATAGACGGAATTAAGGCAGTCGAACAATTTATTAGAAAGGCGCTGATAACTCCTCGTTTTAAATGCCTGATTTATGATAATCAATACGGCAGCGAGTTAAAGCAGGTTTTAACTGTTGAGGATGCAAGCGAAAAGTATATAGAAGCGGAATTGCCGAGAATTGTTCGGGATGCAATTATCCATGACGACCGTATCTTGGACGTAAGCAGCGATGATTTTGAGGTTAAATTTTTAGGGGATCGGGCTTTTATAAAGTGTTCGGTTGATACAATTTTCGGCAAGGTTATGATCGAGGAGGTGATAAGCAGTGTTTGAGGACAGAACGTATGAAACTTTGCTTGAAGAATGTCTGGCGGCGGCTCCAAGCGGTATAGACACAAGGCAAGGCAGCATATTTTATGATGCATGCGCCGCCAAATGCTTGAAAATAGCAGAGCTCTACGTTGACTTAGGTCTGATGGCGCAACGGTGCAGAATTGATACTGCCATGGGTGATGACCTTGACAACGTTGGAAGGGATCATGGCGTGCTGCGCAACGAGGCAACGCCCCTAAGGTGCAGGGCTGTTTTTACGGGAACTACTCCTAATGTCGGCGAGCGGTTTTTTGTCGATGGAGTATTTTTTGTTCTCAAAGACGATCTTGACAAACTTTATCCCGACAACGAGGAGCTTTTGGCCGGCGGCAACCTTTATATTGAGGCGGAAATACCGGGAAAAGCGGCAAACGTTGTTGAGGAAGGCGATAGGCTGGTTCCTTATCAAAATATAAGCGGGTTGACTTCTGCCCTTGTAGGCGAAATCATAGTTGAAGGCGCTGATAGGGAAACGGATGAAAGCTATCGTGAACGATTGAGAAACAAAGTGAGCGGTCCATCCGAAAACGGGAACAGGCATCATTACAAGACATGGTGCGAGAACATTCCGGGTGTGGGCAAAGCAAGGATATTTCCGCTCACTAAAATTGTTGACGGCGCTATAGTAAGCAATGTGCCTAACTGGGTTACCGGCGTATTGCTGACCAATGACGGGACACCTGCTTTGCCAGCGACAGTAAATCTTGTACAGGAGTATATTGATCCAAATATGGAGGGGCTTGGCGAGGGCGTTGCAAATTTGGGCGCGCATTTTATGGCGGTGGCCGCATCCCCGTTTTACATGACAATTGCAATAACCGATGCTGAACTTGCAGAGGACTACACTTTAGAGGACGCAAAAACCGAAATAAAAGAGATTTTATCAGAATATTTTAAGGAGTTGGCCCTTTCCGATGTTGAGGATAATATCATTACAATCAGAATAAAGCAGGTTGAAGCTCTTATAGCAGCATCAAATACCATCCTCGATTACTCGGCTTTGACGATTAATGATATGAGCAAAAACATAGAAATCCCTTCCAACTACGTTGCGATAGTTGAGGATGTGACGATAACGGAGGCGGAAGATGAATAACTATGAAAAGATAAAAAAGCTTGTGCCGGTCTTTTATCATGATGTTGCTGAAATGGATGCGATTTATCGTGTTGACGGTCAAATCCTTGATAAAATTGATGAGGACATGGCAAGGGTGGAAAAAAATCTCTTTATAATGACTGCAGACGAAGAAACAATTGCGGATTTAGAGGCCTTTCTTCGGTTGCGCAGTAGCTCGCAGAAAAAACTGGATGAGCGTCGAAGACTTGTCGCCTCATATTTTATCGGATTTGGCAAAATGAGCAAAACAAAAATTAAAGAAATTTTAAGAGCATTTACAAATGCTGATTCAGAAGTATCATTATCCCCCATAAATCCGGAAGGCGACCACGCTTTGTTTATTGGCATGCAAAGAGGAACAACGGATACCTTAAATGTTGAGGACATTGAAAAAATTTTGAAAGACAGGCTGCCGGGGCATATTATGACGGTCTGCAAGGTCATTTATAACCAAAGCAACCTTAGCAAGTTTACACATACCGAACTTAGCAAGTTTACGCATGCCGAACTTAAAGATGGTATCCCTTTAAAGGAGGTGAAGTAGAAAATGGCAACGCAAACACCGAACATAAATCTTGTAAAGCCCGATGGAAATGAGGAGTATGATATTACAGTTTTTAATAGCAACTCTGATAAAATCGACTTGGCTTTGGCAAATAGAGTAGTAAAAAACAATCCAATCACGCCCGGCACAGCACCTAAAATTACATACGATGAAAAGGGGCTTGTAACAGGCGGCGAAAATTTGACGGAAGACGATATTCCTCCGATTGATGCAAAAAAGGTTACAGGGCGTGCTCCGATAATAAAGACAGAAGAAGGGATACCTCTTTACGGCTGTAGGTTTGTAGATGTTGGCGAAAACGGTGATGTCCTGTTGCGTGAAGACGGAACCGGGGATTATATTATAACCGTCTTGGAGGACGGTACCGTTATGGCGGTAGATGTTATTACACAGGTAACCGATAACCTGGACAGCCAATCCCCTACAGAGGCGCTTTCGGCTAAGCAGGGCGGCGTTCTGCGTGGTTTTATTGGTGTGCTGGGCAGTTTGCTTACCACAGCAAAAGAAAACCTTGTAGAGGCGATAAATGAACTGCATTCAGCCATTGCAAGCATTTCAACAGCTTTAACTCAAAAAGCGCCGATTAACAATCCGACCTTTACAGGTACAGTAAGCGGGATAACAAAGGATATGGTGGGACTCGGGAATGTGGACAATACCGCTGATAGCGCGAAAGAGGTCTTAAGCGCAACAAAATTAAAAACCGCACGCACAATAAACGGTGTACCGTTTGACGGTACGTCAAATATTACTATTGCCGACAGCACTAAAATATCGCTATCTCAAAAAGGTGCGGCGAACGGCGTTGCAGAGCTGGACGCCAACGGAAAAGTACCGTCTTCACAGCTACCCTCATATGTTGATGATGTTATAGAGGGAACTTTGGGCACATTTCCACAGCCGGGGGAAGCAGGCAAAATATATGTAGACACGTCAACGGGCCTGACATACAGGTGGAGCGGCACTCAATACGCTGAAATTTCGCAAAGCCTTGCATTGGGGGAAACTTCATCTACAGCTTATCCGGGCAACAAAGGAAAGCAAAATGCTGATGATATCGCCGAATTGAAAGGTAAAATGACAGCAAAAGCCGATCTTGTAAATGGCATAGTACCGGATGGGCAGCTGCCGTACTACAATAACAGCCCGGCCCTCTATGCAGGTGAAACACCGCTTTACGGAACAACGATCGTAGATATAGATGATGAAGGAAATCCGGTCATACGGGAGGATGGCAGCGGAGATTATTTGCTGCATCTAACAGTTTTAGGTATGCCAATGCTAAGGTATATAGGCAATACCGTCAAGGATAGTGTTACTGGCATTAAGTATGTTTTTACCATTACAAATGGTACAGTTATTTTGCAAGCTATAAATTAAATTTAAGGAGGTTTTATTATGCGTTATGCAAAGCTTGACGAAACAGGCAGAATTAAATTTGCCCCTTCCTCAATGACAGAGGAAGAAAGGGCGCAAGGCGGCTACCTTCCCTACGAAGAAAGGGAAAAACCTGAAACGCAAGAGAATATAATTCCGCACAATTACAAGCCGGTGTATGTAGAAGAAAACGGAAAAATAATCAGGGATTGGGAGGCATATCCTAATTTCTCCGAAATTGAAAGGCTTAAGAGAAAATTGGCCGAAAGCGACTATAAGGTAATCAAATGCTATGAATATTCACTGGCTGGATTACCGGAGCCGTATAGTATTGAGAACATACATACGGAACGTCAGCAAATTAGAGATGAAATAAACAGATTGGAGGCGTGTGAATAATGGCAGATATTAAACTCACTACCAAGGATCAGATGTTTGAAGGTCTTAATTTATCGTTGCCGCCGAACAATGAAATTATTCTGGATGACAAAGGCTTGCCGAGCGTTATGGTAAAAATACCTAAGTTTTCTATGTCGGATGTGGGCCTTAGTGGCGGCACGCACCCTGCTTTTATTGTTGATGGTGAAGAAAAACCCTATATTTACATTAGCAAATACCAAAATATTGTAGTAAATGATAGGGCTTATAGCTTGCCGTACAAACAACCGAGAAATTATGTTACATTTGACCAAGCGAGGGCTTATTGCGAAAACAAAGGAGAAGGCTGGCATCTTATGACCAATGCCGAATGGGCGGCAATTGCGCTGTGGTGCAAAAAGCATGATTGTATGCCTTATGGCAATAACAACTATGAATACGGCGATTATTACCATACATATGACAAGGGCGCTCCGATGCCATACCGTGAATATTATGACCCAGAGGACCCCGATGGAGGATATAACGAATATACTTTGACTGCTACAGGAAGCGGCCCGAAAGATTGGTTCCATAACAATGACTTCTCGGGCATTGCTGACCTTAACGGAAATGTAAATGAATGGGTCGGAGGCGTGCGACTTAATAACGGAGAAATTCAAATTATAGCAAACAATGATGCAGCACAGGCAATCGACCAGTCGGCATCAAGCACGCTATGGAAAGCAATCGCTCAAAACGGGTCACTGGTTGCACCGGGAACTGCAGGAGTGCTTAAATATGGGGCAGGAAGTATTGTCGGAGCAGACGGCTCGCCATTTAAGAACTTGACAACTGCAGGCGGAGTAACAATCCCGGCATTGGCAAAAGCACTGGCATTATTCCCAGCGGATGAATCAAGCACATATAGGGATGATTACTTCTATGCAGAAACGTCCGGCGAAAGACTCTGCTTTCGCGGTGGCTACTGCCGCGGCAACGACAGCTCGGGCGTGTTCTGCGCGCACCTCTACTACTCCCGCTCGTTCTCGGGCGACTACCTCGGCTTCCGCTCCGCTTTTGTAGAACTGTAATCTGCTGCACTGTGATCTGATATCTCCGCCGATAGGCGGAGATAAGATTTTAAAATTGAAATAACGTATTTCGTTATTTCATAACAAAATACAGTCTGTTGTCGAATTTGATGTTATAATGTAACCTGTTCGCAAGCAGATGGGGTGGTCAAAATTGAAGATTTAAAGATATTGCAAAAGGTGTATGACATGACAAGGTATGGTTATCAAGCACTTGCTCAATATCCGAAAAGTGAAAAATTTGCTCTTGCGGCAGATATAAAAAGATGTTTGCACCGCATACTTGAAAAGGTTATTGAGGCTAATAAAAAGTATTACAAAAAGACCACACTCCAAGAGTTAGACGTTGAAGTCGCAAAGCTAAGGGCATTTTTGAGGTTGTCTCAGGAGCTTGGCTTCCTTCCGTTTAAAAAATATGAGATATGGTCTAAAATGGTAGTTGAAATTGGCAAAATGCTTGGTGGCTGGATTAAATCTATCCAAAGATAGATATATATTGGGGAATAGGCCGTAAACGGCTGTGTCAGCGCGGTGGCTACTACCACGACAACGACAACTCGGGCGTGTTCTGCGCGCACCTCTACTACTCCCGCTCGTTCTCGGGCGACTACCTCGGCTTCCGCTCCGCTCTACTCTCGTGGTCAGATGCTATGCACTTACAGGTACATAGTCAGTACAGAGAGGATAAAGGGGCCTATTTCCCTTCCGGCGCCAAATACACAAAAACGCCGGAAAAAGATTGAATTTCCAAAAAAGCAGTTAGTAGGCTTTAAGCTCGAAGGGTGCTACGTTTGGACTTGCAATTAAGGAGGCATTATGAAAAGAGTTAAAAATATATATGAAAAGGTGTATGATTTTGACAATTTATATAATGCCTACCTTAATGCTCGCAAGGGTAAACGTTTTAGGGATGATGTTTTGAAATTCAGCTCAAATGTAGAAGAACATCTTATCGATATCCAAAACGAATTAATGTGGGAAACATACAAGGTGGGAAAATACAGAAAGTTTATAATAACCGATCCCAAAAAGCGTCTTATTATGGCTTTGCAGTTTAGGGACAGGGTTGTGCAATGGGCGATTTACCGGCAAATAAACCCCTTGTTTGATAAGCAGTTTATAGAGGACAGCTATGGATGCAGGGATGGAAAGGGAACACATAGAGCTACTCAACGTCTGCAATACTGGTTAAAGCAAAACGACAGAAAGGCAGGAAAACATTATTACCTAAAACTTGATATATCAAAGTTTTTTTACAGTATCGATCATGAAATATTGATTGATATACTAAAAAGACGAATAGCAGACAACAGAATGATCAACTTGCTTAAAACCATTATAATTTCAGAGGATACTGATTTCGGTTTGCCGGAGGGGTTTATTACGGATTATCCCCCTTTAACAGGAAGCAGTTTAGGGCTGCCTATCGGCAATTTAACAAGCCAGATGTTTGCAAACATATACCTGAATGAGCTGGATCAGTTCTGCAAGCACAAGCTTAAAATACGCCAATACATTAGGTACATGGATGATATAATAATACTTGGCAATGACAAAAAACACTTAATTTATCTGAAGAACGAAATAGAGAATTTCGTTAATAACAAATTAAGATTGCGCCTGAATAATAAAACTGCCATAAGACCTATAGGAATGGGTATTGAGTTTGTAGGCTATAAAGTCTGGCCAACTCATATCAAAATCAGAAAAAGTTCGGTTATCAGAATGAAAATGCGGCTCAAGGAAGTGCAGCATTTATATTCTAAAGGGCTTATTGACGCTGATGAGCTGAGGTCCGTCTTGGCAAGCTATTTCGGATTCATGAAGCATTGCAACAGCTACAATTTACGAAAAAAACTATCTGAAACATTAGTATTCAAGCGAGACAATGAAAGCAAAAAATAAAAAAAGACATTTGTTGCACCGTGCATATTCTGCATGGTGCTTTATTATTTCTGGAGGTGGTTAACAAATGGACATAACAAATGCAGTTTTCTTAATAGGATTACCAAGCAGTGTAACAGCGTTTTGCTTTTGGCTTTTACAACGCAACATTAACAAACGAGAAAAGCAACGTGAAGAACGGGAAAAAATCCGGGAGGAAAATGATTTCTTGCTAAGTAAAGAGGTCGGTGCCGCAATAGCTCTTGGGGAGGCTACTGCTCGGGCAATCAGAGATGGAAAACACAATGGCGAAATGAGCGCCGCTCTTGAATATGCAAAGAAAGTTAAGCATGAGAGGAAAGATTTTATGGAGCGGCAAAGTATAAGGTCTTTAAATTAAAAGAAAGGTTGGTAAATATGAAAATATTGCTTATCGCAGGACATGGCGCCGGCGATCCGGGTGCTGTTGGGAATGGATATCGAGAAGCCGACTTGACACGAGAACTTGTCAAACTAATAGCTACAAGGCTTTCAAAGTATGCAAATGTTACGGTTTTTGATATTTCAAAGGATATGTATTCCTACTTGAAAGCGGGAAACGGCTTTAACTTCAAGGAATATGGCTATGTTGTAGAAATACATTTTAATGCAGTAGCATACGATACGGGCGGTGATGGCAAGGTCACAGGAAGTGAAATTTTAATACATCCACAGGAAAGCGGATATTCCGTTGAAGCGAAAATATTGCAAAACCTTCAAGCTCTTGGATATGCCAATAGAGGCGTAAAGCGGAGAAACAATTTGCTAAATATGAATATTTGCAAAGGGCGACAGGGTGTTTCGTATGCGCTGATTGAGGTGTGCTTTATTGATGATAGGGATGATATAAGGCTATACGAAAGAACAAAAGAGCAGGTTGCCGAAGCCATTACAAGCGGAATTGCTAAAGGCTTTGGATTGCAGGCCATTTCTGCAGAACTGCCCCACCCCATTACAAACACACCTTGGTACAACGATGCCCAATGGTGGGTTAAGGAGCTCGGAATAGCTGACGGGACACGCCCGGAAGAGCCGGCAACAAGAGCGGAGGTATGGCAAATGTTATACAGATTAGGGCAAAAATTAGGATTATAGGAGGTAAAAACATGGAATTCTTCGGTATTGTATTTTTGGCGATTATAGTTGAAGGTGTTATCAGCTATGTAAAGACCTTCCTTGTAGATGGAAAAATACAGTGGCAAATCGTTGCAGCAATTATCATAGGTGTTTTGGTAGCTGCGACGTATCAAGTAGATTTGTTGGCGCTTGCAGGACTTAAAGCTTCTGTTCCGTTTATAGGATCCTTGCTGACTGGTATTTTAATTAGCAGGGGAAGCAATTATGTGTTTGACCTTATAAAGTTGATAGAGCAGCTGATTTCGAAGCTGAAAACGCCATAAAAACTTTGTGTTTTACAAATTTTATATAACGTAAAACGTTATAATCTAACAAAATGAAGTCCTGTCCTCTTTTAAGTGTTACAATATAACAAGAGGAGCAGGAGATGTATGGCAATTAAAATTTTACTATCGGCCAAATTAGGCGAACTGCGGTGGACGCAAGCCGACCTAGCAAGAAAAACGGGAATACGCCCCTCTACAATTAATGAAATGTATCACGAGCTTTGCGAAAGGGTTAACTTAGACCACCTCGACCGCATTTGCGAAGCTCTAAACTGTGAGTTGTCAGAGATTTTGGTGCGTATTCCCGATGCTCATTCCCTTGGGAAGAGGCACACTCGATCAACCGCAAAAAAATGATGAAAAGGACGCTTGCTATAAGCGCCCTTTTTCTCTTTGCTCATTCCGGATTTTGAGGCTCATCGCCGAAGCATTCGGTCATAATTTTCACTGCAAGGCTGAATCCATTTACAAAGCCGTTATATTCTGCGTTGCGTTGAGCGAACAGATAAACATTTTCAGCCTCAATTCCTTTGTCATAACTTGCCTTGCGCAAAGGTTCTACAAAATAATCATAGGCATTTGCGTGCGTTGTCTTATGTTCCTCTGTTTGCTTATAATCTTTACTGTCTGCCAAATCCCGAAAAAGCCTTAAAAGCTGCTTTGGATTGCTTTTCATTCATTTTCCCCATTTCTCAAGTTTGGACTATAAAACTTGTCTATAATATATATCGTTTATAATATATCATTTTTTATACCCATACAATACGTTCGGGAACGAATTCGATTTTGATATCCTCTGAAATGGGTATATCCGGCTCTCCGTCAAAAGCTTTTTTGTACTTGGTGCAAATGTTAGGCCTGCGATAGCTGCGAGGATCTGTATCAACATACAACCGGTCATTGCATTCATAAACGGGCCTGTCCCAACTGTCATAGCCTTTAAAAGTTAAAGTCAATTTCTGCATAATGATTTCCTTTCTCCCCGTCATGCCGATAGGTCAGCAACTTTTTCATTTCTATCTGTGTACTGCAAGAATTAAATCGTTTACTTTGCTTGTTCTTTTGTTGAATTCGATATCGCTAAGCGGAAGCATGTACATATGCATTTCCTTGAGCGTGCCGTCCTCATTGTAGCTTCGAGAACCATATATAACGTGATCGGCCCCGGTTTCGACCATCTGCCGTCTTGCCTCTGCTCGCCATTCTGCAAGAATCTTCAGGTAATCAGCGTATGTCATTTGACTGATGTTTGCGTAAATGCTCGGGCTTGGGAAAAACACTTTGTAAAATTTCATTCTCATTTTCTCCTTTCTTTTTTGCGTGGCTATCGGAATTGTGACCGTCTGCCTGTTCGCATTACCACCGCCGGAGCGGTGTCACTCTGCGTTATGCGCTCATTATTAAATAGTCGCTCATGATGGAGTAATTGCCTTTTAACCGGATGGAATAATAATCATCGGAATACTTTTCAAGTGTTGCATCTAACCCATTATCTCTGCAAAATTGATTTGCAGCTTCTAATATTGTGTTTGCGTTAATTGTACAGATGATAGTACTTCCACTCTTGTAAATATTGTATCTTTTCATTGTTTTCTCCTTTCTGCTGGGCTTGTGACCAGCCTGCCGCATTACCGGCCCTGTGGGCCGTCACTCTGCGTTTACCTTGATCTAATTTCGTCTATGGTTCTTGACATTTCATTTCTTACAATGGGTTCATCAATTGCAATTTCTATTGTTGTGTTGCAGCACTGCGATACAAATCTCGCTACTTGTTTCATTGTTCCTACGAATAAGGGATAGCAGGTAATCGTATCGTAATAGGTTTTGCAGGTAGGCGTTACTATGAAGAACGGTTGTTCTGTGTCTGTTTTCCATGTGATTTTTAAGTTCAATGTCATTTCCATTTCTTTCATCCTTTCTCCCAAAATATACTATTGGCCCGGCTCAAAAAGTTTAAATTCGGTAATTTTTATCTAAAATCTCATTGTCATTTTCAATTAGGAAATATTCTTTTTTGCCATTTAAGAGAGAATAGCCTTTTATCCACTTAAAGCTACTACCTTTATAAGGGCCATTTACATATTTACACCCAAGGGTATTAGGGTTATTTTTGATAACTTCAAATACATATTCAAAGCAATGATTGTAATATTCCTTTTTTTCACTGTCCCACATTGGAGTGATTTCTCTAACAAAAACCTTGTTTCCCTTTTGGACCTCGTTTACATTTGATAATTTTATCATTATCGTTACCTCCGTTTCTGCCGGGTTTAGCCGCCCGGCTCGGCGTATTCATTTAGCAACGGTCCAAAACCCAATCAGCTTGCCTGAGCTTAACTATTGAGATTTCGCTTTCAAGCGACTTAACAAACTCGTCAAAATAATTAAAATCTCTGAATTCGTAAATTCCGTTTAGCTCTTCATGCATATTCAGCAGAGCGTTTTTAATTGCGGCAGCGTATGTGTCGAACATTCTATGTAATATCTGCCCAGCCATTTCCACTTCGGGTAAGTTGTACGGGCTGCGTTTTACGTCATTCCAACCGGTATTACCTGTAATTGCTTTCCTTGCTTCGCGGATTACAGCGTCTGCCATCCAAATTACCATAGGGTTAACTGTTTCTCTTATTTCTTGTACGGTCATTTTCGTTACCTCCTAATAATATTTTGATATATTGAAATATAATTTTAATATCTCGCTATATTTATATTACCACAGGTCATTCGATATGTCAATACATTTTTTGAATAAATTAAAAAATTATTTTGACAAATCAAAACTTTTATGATATTATATTTTTGGAGGTGAGAATCATGGCTATTTCATATGATCCGTTGTGGAAGTTGCTTATAGACAAAAAAATGAAAAAGCTTGACCTTTGCAAGGAAACAGGAATAAGCACATCTACGCTTGCTAAAATGGGTAAAAATAAATATGTATCTTTAGAAGTATTGGAAAAAATCTGCCTTATTCTTGGATGCAGAATCGAAGAGGTAGTAGAGATAACAGAAAATAAAACAGTTGAATAATAGCGTGAATTGTAATATAATAAAAACAGGAATGAAAACCATAATTATGCAAGAAGTGGTTTTAAGCTTTACTACACTTTGTGAGTAAAGGAGGAAGTAATAAATTGAACGATAAAGCGGAGTATTGGATTAAATTAGCAGACTATGATATTGAAACAGCTTCTGCAATGTTACAGACAAAGAGATATCTTTATGTTGGATTCATGTGTCATCAAGCCATAGAAAAAGCTCTAAAGGCTGTAATTGCAAATGATGATGTAATTCCTCCTAAAATTCACGGACTTATGAAACTGGCGCAGATTGGCAAGATATATGATTTTATGCCCAATGACTACAAAGATATGCTGGATACGCTTGATCCGTTAAATATAGCGACACGATATCCGGAGCAGATAGAAAAACTTGCGGCAACGCTGTCTGAGGATAGGTGCAAAACAATCTTTGCAGAAACGGAGGATTTGTTATGTTGGATAAAACAACAGTTATGAAGTTAGCAGGACAATATGCACAGGAAGTTAAAAGAACATTGAATCCGGCTGCTGTTGTTCTTTTTGGATCGCATGCAAAAGGTATGGCTCATGAGCATAGCGATATAGATATAGCTGTTATTCTGAATGGATTTACAGGAGATTACTTGGAAACATCCAAACAGTTATATAAGCTCCGTCGGAATATCAGTGCCGACATAGAGCCTGTATTACTTGATTTACAAAATGACAAAAGCGGCTTTGTTAACGAAGTATTAAAAACAGGGGAAATTCTTTATTAATTGAGCACCATTATTGTAAGTGTTTAGCGAATGTTTTAATGTAAGGTTGTGGGTCTATTTTGGCTCTAAAAAGTACGCATAATAACCATAAATGATATAAAAAATATAAAAAAATAGATTTTCCCTATGTTTTATATAGAGAAAATCACGAGAGATTAACTATTTATAGTTGAGTGGGAATAATAAGTTTTGCGCTGCCGGGGGCAGATTAAGCAAAACTTATTATTGTGCAGCGGTCGACAAACGAGGAG